GACTACGACAACTATTGCTGATCCTTCTGACGCTGAAACTGTTACTTTTACTGTAACTGTTGTCAGTTATCTGGGTGCAAATATTTTTGCTATTAATGGTAGTAATTATCCCGTTTTGACAATGAAAAGAGGTTCTACTTATATTTTTGACCAATCAGATGCTTCAAATAATGGACACCCTTTAGCAATAAAATCTGATGCAGGAGGAGCACAGACAACAACTGTATCTGGAACTGCTGGAAATGCAGGAGCTACAGTAACTTATCAGCCAGCATATCCTTCTGCTCCAAATGATTTGAGATACTATTGCACAGTTCATGGAAATGGGATGGGTAATACGATCACGATGAACGATCCAAATACAACGACTCAAGATACTACGACCACTACATCTCAACAGGTAAATCCATTAGGAACACCAGATCCTACAGCAGAGTTCCCACAGGAAATTTATAAAATTGATAGGAAAGCAACAGAAACTAGAGAAGTTGTACAGTTTGAGCTTGCTTCAGTGCTGGATCTTGCTGGAATACGAGCACCAATGCGTCAATGTACCAGAACTGAATTTCCCTCTATTGGTACGTTTATAGCATGAGTTGGAAATATAAAGCATTACTTCATGCTCAACGAGAAGATCCTAAAGAATCTTGCGGACTTTTACTAAATATTCGAGGAAAAGAAAAATATTTTCCTTGTCGTAATTTATCAATGACAGATCATCAATGTTTTATTATTGATCCAGAAGATTATGTAAAAGCAGATAATACTGGAGAGATAACAGCAGTTGTTCATAGTCACCCTATAACACCTCCAACTCCTAGTCAGGCAGATAAAATTAGCTGCGAACAAAGTAATCTTCCGTGGCATATTGTCAATCCAAAAACAGAACAATGGGGATATTGCGAGCCATGTGGATACAAACCTCCTTTGTTGGGTCGGCCTTGGGTTTGGGGTGTCACTGACTGTTGGAGTTTAGTCAGGGATTGGTATAAAGAAGAAAAGAACACTGAACTTAGAGATTGGAATAGACCAACAACACCAGAGGAGTTTATATTGAATCCAATGTTTGAAAGTTGTGCATGGAGAACAGGTTTTAGAGAACTTAGATCAGATGAGAAAACAATAAATGGTGATCTCTTATTTATGTCTATTGGATCTACTGGTTTAAATCATGTAGCTATTTTCTTAGATGGAGATGTTTTACATCATTTAACCGATAGACTATCTTGTAGAGAGGCTTATTCTCAATGGCTACTGAAATGTACAGGAGGGAGGTATCGTTATGTTGCGTAAAGTAAAACTATACGGAGAACTTGCTAAATTTGTAGGTCATAAGGAATTTGAGGTAAAAGTAGATAGTATCGGTAGAGCAGTAAGTTTTTTAATAAATAATTTCCCTGGAATCGAAAAGTATATGTCTCCAAAGTACTACCAGGTAAAAGTAGGTAACTATGAAATAGGTGAAGATGAATTGCATTATCCGATTGGACAAAAAGAAGATATACATTTCATTCCAGTTATCAGTGGTGCTGGAAGAGGATTGGGTAAAACTCTATTAGGAGTAGCTTTGATTGGTATAGCAATAGCAGCACCAGGAGCAGGATTCATGGCTCAAGGTAGCCTTGGTTTCGGGTCTACAATGACTACTGCTGCTGGAGCAGTAAAATTTAGTCTTGCTGCAACACTTGGAAACATAGGTATAGGTCTAGCTTTGATGGGAGTATTTGAAATGCTTACTCCTTTACCTCAAAAAAGAGATTTTAATAGTGAAGAAGATCCAAGACTGTCATATAACTTTTCTGGAACTCAGAACACCTCAAGGGCTGGAACTCCCGTTCCAATCTGTTACGGAGAAATAATAACTGGATCGGTGGTAATCAGTGGTTCAATCGACACCCAACAAATACAGGCATGACAGACGCACCAAAAAATATTATTGGTTCTGGTGGTGGTAGTCCTCCACCTCCTCCTCAACCGACAAGAGCACCCGATACCCTACATAGTAGACAGTTTTCTACTATCCTCGATTTAATTTCTGAGGGAGAAATTGAGGGGTTTGCCAGTGCCTCAAAAGAAGGAAGAACACAGGGAACTACTGCGTATAACAATGCTGCACTAAAAGATGTATTTTTGAACGACACTCCTGTTTTAAAAGCATCGGCTGACTCCACCAATCCAAGTACAACTGATTTTAACTTCCAAGACGTAAGTTTTACTCCCAGATTTGGAACTGCCAACCAAACAAAAATCCCAGGTGTTGAAAGTAGTTCATCTGTAACATCAGTTGGAGTAACTGTTACTGCCTCTACACCAGTTACAAGACAGATAACAAATACAAATGTAGACGCAGTAAACGTAACAGTAACTTTTCCTCAACTTCAAAGAGCAACAGATAAGGGAGATTTACTTGGATCGTCTGTATCTTTAAAAATTTCAGTTCAATATAATTCTGGGGGTTTTACCGATGTAATCAGTGACACAGTTACAGGTAGAACTGCTGATGCGTACCAGAGAGATTACAGAGTAAATCTTACTGGTGCATTTCCAGTAGACATAAGAGTTAGTCGAGTCACGGCAGATAGCACAAGTTCAAGCCTTATTGATTCATTTTTGTGGACAAGTTTTGGCGAAATAATTGACGATGCCAGTACGTATGCCAACAGTGCCTATGCTTCTGTTCGATTGGACTCCATGCAGTTTCAGTCAATACCAAGTAGAAAATATCGTGTCAGAGGAGTAAAAGTAAGGATTCCTGGTGCTGGTGCAAACAGTTCTGGTACTCCAAGTGTGGATAGTGCAACGGGCAGGATAGTGTACCCAACTGGATACATTTTCAATGGAGTTATGGGTGCTGCTCAATGGTGCTCATGCCCTGCGATGGTGTTACTTGATCTTCTTACAGATACTAGATATGGATTTGGTAATCATATAACTGATAGTTCTCTTGATCTATTTTCTTTCGTAAATGCTAGTAAATTTGCAAATACATTGGTATCAGATGGATTAGGAGGACAGGAAGCCAGATTTAGTTGTAATGTTAATATTCAGAATCTCCAGGAAGCATTTACTTTGATAAATGAATTAGCTGGTGTGATGCGATGTATGCCTATCTGGTCTGCTGGATCAGTAACAATTACACAAGACAAGCCAACAGATGCCAGTTATCTATTTAACTTATCTAACGTAGGCGAAGGTGGATTCAGTTATTCAGGCAGTAGTTTAAAAACAAGACATAGTGTGGTGTCTGTTTCTTACTTCAATATGGACAGTAAAGAGGTAGATTTTGAGGTTTATGAAGATGCCGATTTGATCTCCAAGATAGGGGTGGTTATTAAGCAAGTAAAAGCATTTGCGTGTACCAGCCGAGGGCAAGCTAGAAGATTGGCAAAGGCAATCGTTTTCTCGGAAAATAATGAATCTGAGGTCTGTACTTTTACAACATCAATAGATTCTGGTGTAGTGGTTCGACCTGGAGCAGTTATCGAGATAGCAGATCCCGTAAGATCAGGAGTTCGTAGAGGTGGAAGAGTAAGTTCTGCTACAACGACTCAAATAACTGTAGATGATTCTGCTGCAACTGATTTACCAACAACAAATAATCCAACATTAAGTGTAATTTTACCTGATGGAACTGTTGAAAGTAAGTCAGTATCAAGTGTATCAGGTGCGGTTGTAACAGTATCTTCTGCTTTTTCTCAGACTCCAAATGGTAATACAGTTTGGCTGTTGCAAGATGATACAGTTCAAGCTCAAAAATTTAGAGTGCTAAATGTTGAAGAACAAGATGGTACAAATTATGTAATTACAGCTTTATCTTATGTAAATGAAAAGTACGCATTTATTGAAGATGGTGCAACATTACCAACAAGAACGGTATCAATACTGAATCTTCCAAAAGATCCTCCCTCTGCTTTACAGGCTGAAGAAAAGATAGTTGAAATAAATAATCAGGCGGTATCTAAACTTATTGTCAGTTGGCAGCCTATTGTCGGTGTTACGCAGTATCAGGTCAACTATAGATTTAATAATGGTAACTTTGTTTCTACAACAGTTTCTTCTCCTGACTTTGAAATATTCAATACTGATATTGGAACGTATGAATTTCAAGTATTTAGCTATAACACTGCATTACAGACAAGTGCGACTTCTGCTGATCTTACTTTTAACGCTGTTGGTAAAACTGCATTACCATCAAATGTCACTGGATTATCAGCCGAACCAATAAATGAAAAATTAGTAAGATTACGTTGGAATCGTTCTACAGATTTAGATGTTACTCACGGAGGTAGAGTATATGTTAGACATTCTCCTCTAACTGATGGCAATGGTACATTTACTAATAGCACTGATTTAATTCAAGCTCTTAGTGGTGCTACTACATCTGCGGAAGTTCCATATCTTGAAGGAGAATATATTTTAAAATTTCAAGATGATGGCGGTAGATTCTGTGCAGGAGAAACAAGTGTAATTCTTGAGTTACCAGATAATTTAGCTCCACTTGTTACACAAACCAGGAGAGAAGATACAGATAGTCCTAAGTTTCAAGGAACAAAAACCAATGTTGCTTTTGATGCAACTACAAACACACTAAATTTAGTTGGCGGTGGTACGTTTGATGCTATTACAGATTTTGATGCCGTAACTTCTTTAGATGACTTTGGTGGAATCGTACCAGAAGGTACTTATGATTTTGGAGGAACTGCTGGTGGAGATACTTTAGATTTAGGTGGTGTATTTAGTCTTGATTTAAAACGTCATTTCTTAACAGAAGGTTTCTATCCATCAGATTTATTTGATTCAAGAGGTTTGATTGATGATATTACAGATTTTGACGGACTTACAGCTACAGAAGTTAATGCTGAAATGTTAGTCAGAGTTACACAGGATAATCCATCTGGATCTCCTACCTATACTGACTTTCAAACTTTTGCTAACGGAACTTATAAAGGTAGAGGATTTCAATTCAGAGCAAAACTTACAAGTACTGATACGGCACAGGATATAAAAGTTTCTCAGCTAGGTTATACAGCATCTTTACAGAGAAGAACAGAACAAGGTAATGTTATTGCAAGCGGAGCAGGAGCAAAGGCTGTTACGTTTACCAATCCATTCTTTG